TCCATTTTCATTTCCTCATTTCTTCAGCAACCTTACGGGCGTACAGTTCCAATGGAACTCCCAACCGCTTGGCGATATTCACTTGTGTCTGCGTCAGTACGATCTTTTTAGGCGCTGTACTGCGGGTAGCAGGTGAAACAACATTGGATTTGGTACGTTGAGGTTTCGCATCAACGGATTCTCCGGCTCCAACTTGGTCGGGGAATCTTTCTCGGATGTCAGTGTCAATACGTTTGTAGTACTCTTCACTGCCAACCCTGATACCGTTCTCGACAAGCTCTTCATGCAACCCTAGGGCGTATGAAGTCATCCGTTTGTTGCTTCCAAACCACTGATTTCGGTCTTGCCATGCAAGTAGTTTTTCGTCAACGGGTGCAGCTTGTTGAGGCTGTGGCTGCATTTGTACAGGAGTTTCTTGTTCCTGTAAAGGGGCAGGTCTAAAATTATTTACTTTATCTGCGCGGATTTTGGCCGTAGTTAGTGCTTCCTGCGCTTCTAACAACTTGTCTGAATCCCCAGATTCGTAAGCTTCTTTGTATTGACGCTTAGCCTCTTCAATCTCTGAGTTAACAACTTTCTTAGCTTGTTCCAAGAGAACTTGCTGACCCTGATTAACTGAACCTTTGAGGCGTTTGTTCTCTTCGTAAATTGCCTGAGCAATACGAATAGCTTCGTCTTTCTCACGTTGAGCAGCTTCTTTAGCTCTGCGTTCTTCGTGATAGCCCTTGGTAAAGTGTTTAAACCTATTTTTTACACTCTCAGAATAGCTTGCAAGCTCTTCCTCGGTAGGATCTTGCGGGGGTTCCGCCATCGGGGTTCTGTATTTATCGCCCTCTGGGGTGTCGTCCACAATCTCAATTTCAGGCTTATCGTCTTCCGCCGCCTCAGCTTCTACAACTTTCCCACCTTTACGGGGGTTTTGTTCTGCTTCATCAGGAAATTCAAATTCTGTTTTTTCAACTTCACTCATGATTTACTCCTTAAGTTGGACGTTGGATACCACGAGGGTCTTGCACAACCGCCTGAACGGAATCATCATTGATTAGTCTCCACTCTGTACCATGAATCTTCATGCGGGTTCCCGTGTTAGGACGTACTAACACAAAGTCACCAACCTTACAACTCGGGCCAGATGGGAAACGGGATGCATCTTTAAACGCATCAGGGCCAATCTTTGCAACAAACAGCACGGGGGAGAGAAGCTCCTCGTGGTACATCGCTGTGGCTGACTTCAAAATACCGGTCTCACTAAACTCTTCTTCTGCTTTGGGCAGCATACAGAGGAGATGGTAAGTAGCCGGATCGGGCACTTGTTTGGCTTTCTCTTCAGCGGAGGTATTAAGCACCCCACTTAGATCAACCGCACTTACATCAAATTCACTCATCTTCATGTTCCTTAGTTTTTCGCACGAGGTCAGCAAGTTCATACTGCGCGGTTTGCAGACCCCGGATCGTTCCGCACAGTTCTTTGTAGTGATCGTAGGTTTTCGCACCACCACCACTGACAACATCAACCAACTGCTTGACTTGTTCGTCAAGTTTCTTGTTTAACACTTCAAGCATATTGGCCATGATTACTCCTTATTACCTTGTAATAACTTCTGCTGATGAAGTTGTTGCTGCTGAGCCATAGCCTGCTGCTGTTGCATTTGGGCTTGTTGTTGCTGAGCTTGAGCCTGCTGAAGCTCCATTTGCTTAGCTGCCATCTCTAAGCCATGCAGCTCTTGGGCTTGAGCAATCTCTTGCTGTAAACGCAGTGCTGCCATGTTTGGATCTTCACCAACTTTGGCTGCGCTCTCACGGGCTTTGAGTGACAGCTCTTCAGATTTAATCTGTAAGTCACCCTTAACCTTGAGAGCCTTGATGTCAGAGTCTTGCTTCTTGATCTGAAGTTCCTGCATCTGCATTTGGATGATTGGATCTTGAGCCTGCTGAGCAGCCTGTTGTTGAGCTTGCTTAGCCTTATCCATCTGCAGAAGCTGAGCCGCAGCTTGAGCCACAAGTTTGGAGACTTGAACTTCAGTGTTCTCATCCATCTTGGCATCAGGTGCAGGCAATGTAGCTCCAAGCTGTTCTTGGAGTTTCTGACGGTACTGGAATGCTACGTGTTCAGCAACGTGGGCCATGATGGCGGCTTGAATCTGCTGAGCCATAGGACTCTGACCAATCTGACCCATCACCACAGGATCCTGCATCATTGATGTATGGACTGCGATGTGTGCGTCGTGGTCTTGATAGATAAACGCTTTAGTTGGTTTGCCAGTTAAGAACGACATGTTCTCAGAAACAGGATCTCTTGGTGTCTGGTCATCATCAACTGGGACTAATTTGTCTGCGTTCTTGATTCCCAGAACTTCAATCATCTGACGGTGCAGTAAAGGCAGATCATAGATCTGTGGAGCACCTTGAGCCAACTGAATGACAGCTTGGTACTGCATGATCCTTTGAGCCATCGTGGCGGAATTCGGATCTGACACGGGGATAACATCCACCATGTCATAGTCTTCACGCTTGGCTTGAGGTGTACCAAATACAGGGGTGTATTCATAGTCATCTGGGGTGTAGTCCCTGATGATTTCTTTGAGCAGTTTAAACTCTTGTTTCATTGAATAATGAACACGAGCCTGCACCGCAGACATGGTCTTGAGTTGTCTCTCAAGCAACGCCAGTGTTGTACCCACTGGAGAGTTGGCAGACATATCGCTAATGTTCATATCTGCGATAGATCCAAGACGGCGGCCTTCGTCTGTAATCTGATTCAAGAGAGCCAAGAGAACCTGTGAAGGCTCCTTGTATGGCAGGGCCATGATGTTCTCTTTAACAGATCCGCTAGGTACATCCACGTCACGGAATTCACCGGGAGTGATTGGAGTATCGTCGTCTTTAATACGCAGGCCACGAGTCTTCAAACCACCGGGCAAGTTAGACAATGTTCCAGCATCTACCAGCTGACGAATCAAAGATGTGCCTGCACGGGCGTATCCACCGATCAGGTGAATCAAACCTAAGCCATAAGCTCCAAAGCCCGGTACATAGGTGTACTGAACAAAGTGCTGGCGCTTGAGTTTGTGCTTGTCATCCTCATTCCAGTTGCGGCGGATGGCTAGGATTTCTTTTGTGCCACGCTCTAAGGTAATGACATACGGAAGAGCAATCCCATCTGGATCCTCATAGCCGGGCAGATCAAAGTCTACGTGGATTTCATAGATTTGATAGCGGTCATCATCAGATAGGTTGTAGCCTTGGTCTTCAGCTTTTTTCTTTTCTACGTCGGTGTAGAACTGTAAGGGTTCACCCAGATCACACTCAACATAAAAGCCGCTTACTTGAAGCTTGCGAATATCATTCTTGGTCTTGCGCATGATGTGGGTCACACGCTCTGAGGTCATGGCGCTGGAAGCGCCGTAGGGGATGATCACATCTTCTGCGGGGATGAAGATAGAAGCTTGGCGGCCCAAGGATGGATCGTAGTAGACCTTCTTGAAAGCTGCGCCAGCCAGACCCAAGGAATACAACATACGCTCATGCTCAGGTCGGTACTCGGGCATACCTTCCGTGAGCTTATAGTTCATGTCATCTCTGACACGCTCCGCCGCCTCTTCTTTAAGTTTATCAATTGCGCCGATGATCTCGGTTTTGACCGGGCCAGCAGCAGGGAACGTTTCAATGATAGTCTCGCTTTGGAACCGTACAGCAGCCTCTGTGAGTACCGTTGAGAAAACACCGCAAGCACCGAGCCACGGTTCAGTACGCTCTTCATATTTCATTCCCAAAACATCAAGACCTTTGACGTATGTATCTACCCAGTCTTTTCTGGAGTTGATATCTGCGTCCACCATTTCAATCAGGTCGCTTGCAATGCTTTGAAGCTCGCCTTCATCTAGGTATTCTGCGAGGTTGTCATCAAAGCCTTCCTCGTTTTCTTCTGGCATTAGATCAATCTCCATGCCGTCCAAACCAATTCTTACACCCTCGGGGTTCTCAATTTCAATCTCAATAGCGGGAGTTTCATCCAACTCTAGATTGCTTAAACCCAAAGGAGCTTGGCTCAATGATTGTTCTATGCTCATAATATTCCTTAGTAATACGCTGCTCGTCTGCGATGGTAGGTAGGCTCATCTTGCTCGTCAGAGTCAATAGAGATGAATCCTCCCAAGCGGAAACGCATCAAAGCCTGACTGCTTGAGTCAACAAGGTCATCATGATCTCCGTTGGGGAAGGAGGCGAGTTCATCCATCACCTCTTCTGCCCAGCGAGTCTCAGGACACCAAACAATGCCAGATGCAAACAAGTCTGAGATAGCGTTTACACGTGATATCTTATCGTTTCCTTTGCCCGGCGTATACTCCGACATAGGGATTCCCATCTTTCTCATCTCATAGATGAGCGGAGCACCAGCTGCGCGTTTCTCAACGATCAATGTATCTGGCTCCCATTCCTTCCACATCTCCAAAGCCTTGTGTTTAAGCTCAGGAAACTCCATGCGGGCTTTAAACGCATCAAGAAGAATGATGTTGGGCCTTAAATCACCTTGTTTGTTGGGATGTTGGAACACACCCCACGTTGTACAGGCTGAATAGTCAGCCCGATTGTTCTTTTCAAAGGCTGTATCCCAAGACTGGATGATGTATTCACATGATGGGGGTGTATCTGACTCCCAAAGCTGCCAGTTTTCGCGCTTAATGATCGCGCCTTCTTCGGATGTGGGGTTTTGTTGGTACTGCGCTTCCCATTTAGACACCGGAAGCTCAGATTTCAGGGCTTCTAGGGCTTGTTTAGACCAAAATCCGGGCCATAAGGGGTTCCCGTTGGGCATGATTGCGGGAAAATCAATGACTTCCCACTGATCAACACCATCTTTACCTGCGTTTTTGAGGATTTGGCCGGTTAAGTCTCTCTTAGCCCACCTAGTCATCACAATAATAATGGCTCCGCCCGGCTGTAAACGCTGCCGAGGGCCGGAAGTAAACCACTCATAGACGTTATCAAACACCGCAGGGTTGCCTTGCTTGGCTTCCTGCTCTGAATGGGGGTCGTCAATGATTAAAAGGTCAGCACCCTTACCTGTAACAGCACCGCCAACACCGATAGCAAAGTAGTCGCCACCCATGTGAGTGTTCCAGCGACCAGCGGCCTTTGAATCACTTGATAGCTTAGTCTGAAAAACCTTTTGATACGGCTCTGATGAAACAAGATTCCTAACCTTTCGTCCAAATCCGGTTGCTAATTCTGCGGTGTGGGCAGTCTGAATGATCTTCTTATGAGGAAACTTCCCCAAGAACCACGCAGGTAAAAGAAAAGAAGCAAACTCAGACTTGGTGTGCCTAGGTGGCATGTTAATGATCAGCCTCTTGAGTTGCCCATTAGCCACTCTCTCAAAGGCATCTGCCATGATCTTGTGATGAGCACCGGAGATGAACACGGGCCACATCTGGGTTACGAAATACAAGAATGATTCTTTGCTCCGCTCAATTCTATCCATCTCTAGAAGCATCTGGATCTTAGCCCGGTTCTCCGGCGAAGCCTTCGGAACCATAGCTAGATACTTGGATATCTCTGCGTGGGTTAATAAACTCATAGCTTCATCATGGCCTGTGCTGAAGTGTCCACTAACTTAATAGCATGGAACTTATAAGGCTTGGTCACAAGATGCCCATCCGCCTTTAGGCGGTGGATGATCCGGTGAATGTTTGACTTAGATTTCAATCCAATCCCTTTGGCAATAACTTCATAAGACGGAGACACACCATGCAACCTGATGTATGCACGGATGAAGTCTAGGACTAACTGTCTGCGCTTGCTCATACATTGAGTTTAAACGCAAATGCGAACGTTCGCAACATGTTTTTGAAAAATATATATACCCCCCGGGGGTTTGGATTGGAAAAGGAAGGGGGGGTGTTCTGTGGGATGTATTTGGAAGTGTGGATTAGAGCGTATACGCGGGAGGGGTGTCATGACGTGCCAAGTGGGGGTCGGGTACTGGTGGGGGTAGCAGTATCCCAAATGTTTAAACGCCCTGTGCATCCTGCGCAACGACACTGTTTAAACGTTTCGCATCCACGTCCATCACGTTGGATTTGTTTTGCTCTAGCAGTTTCATGTGCCCTGCAAGTTCTCTCTTTAGTTGATCTGCGGTGATCACTGCTTTGTCTTGTACCTCTGTCGGGGTGAACAAGCCTGCGGCTTTGCCTAGCAGTTCCAGTGCTTTTAATTTCGTACCTTCTTGAGCGGCCTTCTTGCTTAGTGCCAACAGTCCCTTTAGAACGTATCTCTTGCTTGCGGCAAGGTCTTCAGACAGGTGTTCCGCAGTCTCCTCCCATGCCTCTTGGAGTATGTGTTTGATCCTTGGATCTTTCATCAGCTTGTTCGCTGATGCACTGATACTTGCATCTGATCCTGTGTCATTGGCATAGGCATCTCTGTATGCTTGCCGCAGTGATTTCCCCTGTATCACGCCTGTAGTGAATAAAATTTGCCGTGGGCTTAAAGGCTTTGGTCTCCTTATGTCTGACCCTTTATGTTCTCCATCTTTCCTTAGCTTTGGTCTATCTGCGGCATGGGCTAACTGTTCCGCTTCGCTAAGCTCTGCGAGGCTCTCATCCTCCCCCCAATCCTCAACCTCCTCCATCGCCTCCTCCAGTTCCGCCCTGTACTCACCCTTGCTTGCCTTGCTCATGTTTAAACACTCCATCTATATGTACGCACCGCTCATTTCCCATACACCAATGCATGGAAACACACTGTTCGTATTATGCACAGTTTATCAACACCCTGTGGACAAGTCAAAAGTTATCCACAGGAAGTTATCCACAGCTTATCCACACCCCCGACTTATCCACAACCTTATCCACAGCTTATACATGAGTTATACAGTGCATAAAAACAACACATGATTTGATTACCTAAGTACTACAGAACATAGCAAAAGTAATACGCCAAAACTGTGGCGCTTTCGCATTTAAACGGCCTCAGTGCGTTTTTTGACCCTCCAAGCACCCTACCCCTTGACCCCTCCCCGATCGCCTCACCTGAGCCGTTCTGAGCGTTTTTTAATACTTTTCGGAAACGTATTACTTTCACTCCAAATTGAATACCTTTTAGTCCAACATCAAAACTCCTTTGCACTAATAAGAAATGTCTTGAGTCCATCACACCATCACAATTTAATAACCCCACAATTTACTCAAGTAAGTATTGCAGGTGTTTACACGGCAATATTGTTTGATCTACAATTCACGCCAGACGTTAAGGATTACCGCTTTGACCTACTTACCCGTGATGGGCACAGACAAGTAGCTAGTGCAGATCCTCCACCCTACAGGTGATCGCACCACGTAGGACTGAAAGAGTTCAGTCTGTTGCCCTCGGGCAATGGAGTGCACTTTCGCACGGCTTGGAGAACTACTATGTACACCGCACAGATTGACCGCCACGGCAACATCATTGTCTGCAAGGGTGATGTGGAGCGCAACGGCTACCGCATCTTTTTCACTGGCACTTACAACGAATGCCTAGGCAAAAAGCTTGGATGAACTGTCAGCGTGATGCCCCTCAGCACGGGGGCATTGCAGTGCTAGTTCGCACTTCAACAGAGAGACCAACTATGAGCATGATCATTTTCAAAACCAACTATGGCACGTTTCACACAGAGGCTGATGGCCGCCTGTCAGGCCACACCTTGACCATCACTGGCAAGCGCAAAGATGGCAAATACATGGTGACTCATGCATTCGGCTCAGGCAAGCGCATCCGCAAGATCTACACCACTGATCAATTGATTGTGGAGATTGCCAAGCATGAGCCTAAATACGCTGAATCATTGATTTGAATTTTCACCGTGATGCCCTGCGAGTCAGGGCATTGCAGTGGTAATTTTGCCACCCCTCGGAGACCATCCATGACCCTCGCTACCATCCACGCCAATCGTGAAGACTGGCTCAATGCCGCAGTCGATGAACTGCGTCCCTTTTTCTCCTCCCGTGGTTACACCCTACCCGCTGAGATTCGGGTTGCCTGTGCCTACCCAACCAATGCAAAACGCTCAGGCTTTAAGGTGCTTGGCGAGTGCATCCCCAACACCAACTCTGCCGATGGGCACTGGGAGATCTACATTTCCCCCATCTTGGACAACCCTACCAAGGTGACCGAGACCCTCATCGCTCAACTGTGCCGCACCGCACGGGGCGCGTACAACGTGACAACCCTTGGCTATAGCCGAGTCGCTGATGCCCTGCACATTCTGCCCACAGGCACAGGCTCAAGCCCCTACAAAGAGGTGACCCACGGGCAGAACTTCATTGATGCCTATCAGGCCATCATCGATTCACTGGGTGTCTACCCCCATGCCAAGGTTGACGTGTCCACGTACAAAAGCCAAGGCACACGCATGTTGCTTGCCCGTTGCCCAACATGCCAATGCTCAATTCGCATGACCGCCAAGTGGGTTTACAACGCCCACGGTGACGTAGAGCTTCCCACGTGCAGATGTGGCGACATGTTCGCCCTCGCTTGAATAAACAGAAACTAGTAGGAGAGAGAAAATGACCAAGACTTTAACTTTGCGTGACCAACTGTTGTCCATCCCCGTTGGCAAAATCATCGGTGCAACCACCGCCCACGGTGCACCCTCAAACCTCAACACCAAGCTTGACCGTGTCACTTGGCTTGTCGAGCAGATCAATGCAGGTAAATTGACCATCGCTCAGGTGCAGAACGCAACCCCAGTGATTCAGTCGTCCTCCACAGTGGACAACACCAAGGTTGATGCCATCGAGGCCGTTGCCAATCGTGCCCACGCCTACGCCTTGCAGGGGCTTGATGCCACCCGCGCCCTTGACGGCTCGGTTGCCGCCATCGCAGGGGATGTGTCCAACATGCGCATCACCCTCGATCAGATGGCCAAGGCTCAGGCCGTTTCCAGTGTCGATGACACTAAGGTTGCCGCAGATGTGGCCTCTGCAATTGCCAAGGCTTTTGCCCCGTTTAAACAGGCCGTGATCGATGCGGGTGCTCAAGCCGCAGTGGCCTCCGCGACTGCCGCAACCGTGGTTGACCGCAAGTCTGCGCTTGACGTGTTCGGTGTTGATGTGCGTGATGTGCATGGCAACCCCGCCATGATTGACCTGTGGAATGCCCCTGATGCACCCGCCATTGACCCCAACTTCGTATGGTCTGAGGGCATCCTCAGCTACCTGTTGTTGGCTCAGGACAAGGGCGAAAACCTGTGGTTCGGAGGCGAGAAAGGCACTGGCAAATCAGAGACGGCCAAGCAGTTTGCCGCTCGCACTGGCCGCTCATACACTCGCATCAACTTCCACAAGTACACCACGACAGAGGACTACATCGGTTCTGTCGGCCTTGAAAACGGTGCAACAGTGTTTAAACGTGGTGCGTTCCTGTCGGCCTACACTTCGCCCTCTAGCGTGATCCTGTTGGACGAGATTTCCAACTGTGATGCGGGTGAGCTTGCCCCATTGAACGGCCTGTTAGAACCTAACAGCGCAGTTAATTTCGGAGGCCAAGCACAGCGCAGAGCGCAAGGTGTTCTAGTGTTTGCCGCTGATAACACGCTGACCAATGGCGATGCCTCGGGACGTTACTCGGGCACACGTCAAATGAATTCATCACTTGCTGACCGCTTTGCGCACATAGTGACCTTTGAATTCTTACCACGCGACCAAGAGGTTGAAGCAATTGTGCGACACACTGGTTGCCATCAGGCCTTGGCCTGTCACGTAGTGGATGCCATCAATGCCGCCCGTGCAAAGGTTGAAACAGGCGACATCATTGATGCCCCCTCGATCCGCTCTGCACTTGCATTCATACGTGGCCTGTCAGTGCTCAGTGTGGATCAGGCTTGGCATTCTGCCATCACCGCTCGGCAACCCGCTGAGTCCCGTGCCGCCCTTGACGTGATCAAGGCCGCATACATCAATCAAAACGACATCAAGTCGTGGCTATAAGGAGAGCAAAATGCTTAAAGCAAAATACTTCGGTTGGGAGTTCAAGTCAGCCTTGACTGCCGCCATTCACAAAATCGCATCCGACTTGGGTCTGTCCCGTGTCAAGGTGCTTTTCAAAGCAGACATTCCCACTGCGGCTATTGACCGTCAGGGTAACGTCTACATCACCAACATCGCAGATGATGCGGTGCTGACCCGTGGTGATCTTGAACGCTTTACAGGCTTTGCCCTGCATGAGCTTCTACACTGGAAGTACACCAACTTCAATGCCATCGATCGCAACGCTATCGAGTACATCATTAGCTTGCACAACGGCTTGGAGGATGCGTTCATTGAGAACCGCGCAGTGGAGCGCAAGTTGACTGGCAACGTGGAAAGCTTGCTCGGTACGCTGATCGACAACATGGCAACCGAGGGTCTCAATGAGGTCAGCGACTGGTCAGATCCTAAGCAGTACCCCTTTGTGTTGGCGGTGTATGCTCGCAAGCACGGCACAATCAAAGTGCCATTGGCCAACGGCTTGAAGCCCATCTTTGATGAAGCTTGCAAACGTTTAAACACATGCCAACACACTGCCGATACATGGGTGCTTGCCGAGTGGGTCTTTGAGCAATTGTGCAAGATCCAACCCCCTCAGCCCCCTGTCAATCCTGAGCCTCCTCCCGTCAACCCTGAACCCCCAACAGGCAGTGATGACGGCAACCCCTGCGATGATGGTGATCCATCCGATCAGGAGGGAGGCAATAAGGATGCCCCTACAAAGGGCGAGAAGCCCCCTACAAGCCCCGCAAAAGAGGGCGATGAGGTAGGGGATGCCAAGACCCCCGTTAAGCGCACCAAGGCTCATCCTAATGGCGGCAAGGTTCGCGTTGTGGTTGTGCCCCGTTCTACTGAGCCAACCGTCAACGTGCCCGAGACTGCACGTGCAGGGGGCGCGACTGGTGAGTGGTGCATGGGTGCTAACGAATACCACGTTAGCGATAAGAAACAATGGACTGTCAACTGCTAAGGAGCACACAATGATTCCCGCAAAACTTCGCTATGAGATTCGCAGACTGTTTGAGAATTCAGGCACTGAAGAGTTCAACATCAACCGCAAGCAAGGCTCTCTCAATGTCAACGCCTTGTCCCACATCGGGCACAGTGACCGCCTGTTTAAACGCAGGACTGAGGTTGCAGGTATCGACTCAGCCGTGACGATTGTGCTCGACTGCTCAGGCTCGATGCAATCTGAGAATCGTATGCAACATGCCGTTGATGTCTGCTACGCCCTGCTGACCACACTCAGCCAAGCAGGGGTGCACACCAGTGTTGTGACGTTCTCCAATGTGGTGTCTACCCTCAAGCCTTGGAACGCGCCCTATCAGCGTGTCAAGCCCCTGCTTGAGCGTGTCGTGTGCAGTGGAGGCACGAACGACTATGCCGCCCTGAACTACGCTCACGGCCTGTTGCTACGTAGGACAGAGGAGCGCAAGGTCTGCTTCGTGCTGACCGATGGTGAGGGTTCGCCCAACGCCACACGCGATCAATGCAACTCAGGCTCACGCCTTGGCATCACAACGATTGGCATCGGCATTCAAGAGAATGTGTCCCGTGTCTACCCCAATGCAGTGAGGGTTGACAACCTCGCTGACATGGGCACTGTCGCATTTAACAAGCTCAAGCTTGCCGCATGAGGGGGTTCGCCCCCTTGTGTTTAAACCAACAAATGAAACC